CAGTTGCCACTGTGACGATGACTCCCACCAAGGATGCGGTGAACGAGTTTGATTTCAGTGGGGACCCTCTCGCCGTATGGGCGGCTGGTGACTATATTATGATCAGCAGCGATCCCACCAATGTGCCAAACGAAACCGATATCACGGTCTACTACCGGAACACGACCTGATGAGCAGCGACGTAGTCTATAAGGCGAGCGATTGGGGCCGGACGTTTCATACCCGCCGTGAGAATGAAGTGCTCGGAGCGGGGGCGGCCGGACCCGGCAAGACGATGGTCCTGATGATGGACCCCATGGAGCAGATTCAGATCGAAGCTGCCCGCTGCACCCCGGACTCCCCTCTCGCGCAAGAGGATACGCAGATGGGGCGGCTGATCCGCAAGCACCCCATTCGCGTGGGTGAGAGTAAGGGGTGGGCGGTTCACCTACGACGCACCCGACCGCAGCTTGAGCAGACGATCCAGAGAACAAAGCGTATCTTCCGGCACATCGACCCGGACGCACGCTACGACGCGGTGCGGTACACATGGACGTTCCGGTCAGGGTTCAAGTACCAGTTCGGTCATTGCAAGGATCCCGACGATTGGTCCAACTACCTCTCGGCCGAGTTCTCGCACATCGCTTACGACGAGCTGATTCAGTTCGAGAAGGAGCAGTACCGCCAGATCAACTCGAGAGCTCGTATGGGCGACCCGGTACTGCGTCACTTCATCAAAATCCGGGCTATGAGCAACCCACTGATGCGCAGGGTGGTGGGGTTTAGTGCGGACAACAATCCCCATTGGGTGAGAGAGCGCTTCGTTGACCCTGCTCCGGAAGGGAAGGTCGTCCTGGCCCGGCAGCTACGGCGTAGGGACGGGTCCGAGTTCAAGCACACCCGGCTGTACCTTCCGGCATCTCTGTACGACAACCCCGACCCCGAGTTCGTTCGGGACTACGAGGCGACGCTGCTGGAGATGCCGCCTCATATCCAGAAGGCGCTCCTGTACGGCGACTGGTACATCACGGCTGGCAGCTACTGGGGGGATGATTGGAACCCGAGCCTCCATGTCGTCCGGCCGTTTCGCATCCCAAGTGACTGGGTCCAGTTCCGCTGTATGGACTGGGGATTCAAGACCCCGGGCTGCGTGCACTGGTATGCCTTCGACCACGACGGCAATCTGTACTGCCACAAGGAGCTCAACTTTCAAGGCAAGCAGGACCACGAGGTTGCGAAGGAGATCAAGGAGATTGAGATTGACCTCGGTCTTTGGGACAAGTCGATCAATCGCTCTCGCATCATGGGCCCTGCCGATTCCCAGCTGTGGGAGATGCGTGGCGACAAGAGCCTGTCTAAGGCTGCGGTCTTCGAGAACATGGGCATCACGTGGGTTCCGGCAGACAAGAAGTCGCGCCAGAACAACGCCGAACTGCTGGCCGGGCGTCTCAAGGATCACCGCAATCAGACGACCACCCCCGGCATGGTCTACACCCAGAACTGCCGCAAGATCATTCGCACCCTCCCGGGCATTCAGGCCGACATCCACAACCCATGCGTCCCCCAGAAGGGCGGGGATGACCATGCTGTCGATGTGAACATGTACGCAGCCGCCTACGCCTCTCGTGGTCAGGAGGCGATTGCGGGTGTAGCTCCTATCTCGGGAGATGACTGGGACATTACACAGGAAGACGCTGAAAGAGGGCAGCTGGGCTACGGCCTGGCTGTGTAGAAGGTTGCTCGCAGAATCCGTTTGCTGTACACACAGGGACAAGCCATGAACGATCCAGACTCGGTAACAGTTGACGTCTTTGAAGAGCAGGGCATGCCCGGCGATGGGGAGGACCTCGAGCTCGAGAAGGACCCGCTCGAGCCGCTCGAGTACGACGATGGCGAGGTCAACCTTGTCCCGATCTTCATGGGCAACCGTGAGGGTGAGGAGGCGGTGGACAATCTGAGCCGTCAGGCTATTGATCACTTCGATTCTGGCTGGTCTGCGATGGAGGAGTATCGCGCCATCGCAAAGCGTAACTGGCGACTCTACGCCGGCGAGCTGCCCAAGAAGACCTACCCGTTCAAGGACTGCGCGAACGTCCACATTCCAATGTTCCTCGAGAACATGACCCGGATCGCCACCCGCGTCTATTCAGAGATCTTCCGTGACGGCTCCAACGTCTGCGCTGCTCTGCCGGTAAACGAGCAGCATGAGGCCGAGGCGGACATCGTCACCAAGCATACCAACTGGCAGTTTCGCGAGCAGATCCCCTCATTCGCTCGCGAGCAGGAGAGGGCCATCATCTGCTATCTCTCCGTCGGCGATGTGATCGTGCACTCGTTCCACGACCTGCAGTCGAAGCAGAACCGTCACGAGACACTCACAACGGATGATTTTGTCATGCCGTACGCCCATGTGACGACACAGCCAGACCTCAGCGACCTGCCTTGGTACTGCAAGGTCCGCCACATCTATCGCCACGATCTTCAGGGGTACAGGGACATCTGGGAGGGTGTTGACGAGTTCCTTGACGACAACGAACCGTCGCACGAGGCCACGCCAGAGGACCCCTTCGCGGAGGAGATCAGCAATATCGCGGGGCTTGAGAAGCCAGAGTCCGATGATGACTCCGCACCCTACAAGGTTCTCTTGTACTACGGCTGGACCAAGCATCTTCCGGGCCAAAGAGATGACAGGTTTGTCGAGGTCGTCGTTGACCACTCGACGGGCCACGTGTTTAGCATCAAAATCTACGAAGAGGCCGATTGGAAGGACCGCCAGCGCTACGAGCAACAGGTCGAAGAGCTCAAGAACTGGCGCAATGATATGGCTCAGTACGAGGGCGCGGTCCAGTCGTCGATGTCCATTTTCAAGGCTCAGAAAGAGGGTGGCCAGGTGCCGCCGGACGCAGAGATGCCGCCTCCGCCGTCGGGTCCCACGCCTCCCGGCTGGCTCAAGGAAGGGCAGGCCGACGACATTTCTGCCAGGCCCGACGACCCGCCCATGCGCCCGGTTCACATGTTTGCTCACGGGGTGTGCATGGAGAGCCTGGCCGGCAGCCTGGGCCTCGGCTTCGGGCGCATCCAAGGGGACATGAACATCGCCATCAACACCCTTGCGAATCAGGGGCTCGATGCGATGACCATGAACAACGTGTGGTCTGTCATTGTGGCTGATGGCGTCCAGTTCACAGAGCCGTTTGAGATCTCCCCAGGCAAGGTCAACCGCGCCCGAGGCGTTTCTGGTGCACAACTGCGAGACAGCATCTACGAGCTCAAGCCGGGGCCGGCCAGCCAGCAGATGATGCAGATGCTCGAGATGATCTACGGCTGGGGCCAGAGCTCCATGTCGAGCCCGGCCGTCCTGTCCGGGGAGAGCGGCAAGTCTGGTGAGACCTGGCGGGGGTTGTCCGAGCGGGTAGAGCAGGCGACCAAGCAGATGTCGCATGTGTCGAGCAAGTACGGGAACAACGTGCTCCTTCCCGTGGTGCGGAACAACTCAAAGCTCAACGCTGTCTACATGCCCGATGAGGAGATCTTCCTTGTGGCCAGTGATGAGGTCCAGTACGCCGCCGAGCCCGTTTCTGTGGGCCGGAAGATGTACACGCGCACGTTCAAGTACGAACTCCGCTCTGACCTGCGGTTCACATCTGAGCAGCAGCGGCGCAAGGAGGCGGATGAACTGTACAAGATGGCTGCAGAGAACCCGTACCTGCTTGAGGGCAAGCCCATGCCTCCGATGATGTACGAGACGATGAAGGGCACGCTCGAGGCCCGCCGCGCTCATCACCTCATTCGCTACCTCGGACCAAACCCCGAGGAACAGCAGAAGATGCAGGCGGAGCAGCAGGCACAACAACAAGCTCAACCGGCGCCACAACCGGGTCAGCCGCCAGGCCCACCACCACAACAGGGATAAAATGGAAAAGGAAGAGGAAGACAACGAAGGCAACGACATTCTCAAAAGCTGGCTCAATCACCCCTACACCACGAAGCTTCGTAAGTGGTGCGAGGAGAATCAGCGCGCCGCGTTGGTCAACATGATCGGGATGTGCAGCACAAGTTCTGACCCCAAGGTTCGCGCCGCCGGCGTGTCTTACATGGACGCGAAGGGTATTCACAGAATGCTCAGTGGGGAGGACGCGGTATGAGCCCTAGCAAAGTTGTTGAAGAGGGCATAACCGAAACCGATGACCTGATGAGCACGCGTCTCATCGTTGAGGGCAAGATCGCTACGCTCGACGCGAACGCCCTCAAGACGGCCGAGCAGAAGACGGCCGCTATCAAAAAGCAGATGTCTCCCCCTGGGGAGTTCTTCAAAAAGCAGTTCGGCGAGAATCCCCCGCCGCTACTGGACAAGCGTCGGTGCAGCTACGGCATCATCGACGATGCTTGGAAGTTCCAACCCGCATTCGGGCGGATCTTCGTGTACCAGAGGTCTCAGCTCGAGAGGGAGACGTACGTTGAGGGCGGGACCATCATCATGCCCGGCAAGGCCAAGGAGCGAGAGGCGAAGACGGCTCCGACCGGGATCATCGTGAACGGCGGCGCGGAGGCCCTTGGGATACTTCGGGCCAATGGTATGGACCTCGGTCATCACGTGGCCTTCATTCGCATGGCTCCGTTTCAGATGGTCATAGGCAATGTCGACGGTGAGGACCACAAGCTGCTTATCTTTCGCGCCGGTGACATTGTGGGCTCGAAGGATCTTGCGGATTCCTTGCGCGCTGGCGACATGTCCATCGAGTGGGACGCAGACCAATACGAGTACTACTACAAGGACAC